TACGGAAACACGGGCTTTGGAATTGATCATTATCTCCAAGAGATTCAAAGACGTAAATATGCAGTAAAGCGCATTCTGTTGCCTCACGATGCTTCGCACCACATGCAGGCAGCGTCCAAGACAATCGAAAGGCAGGTCCGTGACGTATATCCCGGTGAGATCGTCAAAATCGTCCCCAAAATCTCAATCGTCAACGGCATCAACGCCGTCAGACAATTATTCCCTCGTTTGTATTTCGCTGAAGGACCAACTGCCGATGGAGTTTTGGGATTGCAGCATTATCAATATGGCGTCAACTCCGATACAAAGGTTAGAACTAAAGAACCTTTACATAACTGGGCCTCAAACCCCGCCGATAGTCTGCGATATTATGCCGTCGAAATAAAAGAGGGCAACAAGCCAAAGGAAAAAGAAGAACAATATGTCGATGAATTTGCCGATCACAATCAATCTGTGGCTTGGATGGCATAAGTGAGTTCAAGGGATGATATTTTACGCGAGGACATGACCGAGGACGATAGGATCGTTCAAGAGGCTAAGGACCGTTTCAAACGATGCCAGGATTGGGAAACAGACTTTCGCAGGCTTTATCTGCTAGATACTAAATTTGCCAATGCAGACCCATACAATGGCTGGCAATGGCCGGATGATTTAAGGAAGGACCGGGAAAAGAACAAGCGTCCTGCCCTGACAATAAACAAGACCAAACAATATGTTTTGATGATTACTAATAACTGTAGGCAGAACAAGCCTTCAATAAATATCCGACCTATGGGGCAAGAGGCAAGTTACGAGGCTGCACAAATCCTAGAAGGGCTAGTCCGTCATATCGAATACATCAGCAGTGCCCAGAACATTTATGACGAGGCTACCGAAAGTCAGGTTGAAGGTGGAGTAGGGTACTGGCGGATTATCCAGCGTTATACCGATGACGATAGCTTTGATCAGGAATTGATGATTTCTCCTGTCAGGGATGCCCTCAGCGTCTTTATTGATTGTGATACCAAGCAGAAAGACGCTTCCGATGCCCGCTATGGATTTGTGTTTGATGACATCCCGGAAAAGGAGTTCAAGAAACAGTATCCTGATGTTGATTTTGATGAGGTTACGGGGACGGGGACGGGATTAGGTGAAACCGACGATTGGGTACGAAGCGACAATATCCGAGTTGCGGAATATTACCGTATTCTGGAAAAAGACGACAAGCTAAATCATCTGGAGGATGAACACGGCGAAACTGCTGAGTTCAAATTAAGTGCCATTCCTTCCAAGTATCGCAAGAAATGGGAAGAAGCCGGCGAAAACTATAAAAGCCGGGACATTGTTAACAAGCAGCTTGAATGGTATAAGATTGCAGGTTCCAAGATTATCGACAGCCGCAAACTTAAAGGTCGGTATGTCCCGTTAATTCGGGTAGTCGGGATTGAGCGCATTATCGAAGGCAGGTTAGAGCGCAAGGGCCATGTAAGAACGCTGACCGATCCACAGCGGATGTATAATTACAATTCATCTGCCCAGGTCGAATCCGCCGCAATGGCGACAAAGACCAAATGGATTGTGCCGACAGACGCTATTTCAGGCAATGAAGTGGCCTGGAATAACATGAACCGCGATAACGCGGCATATCTGACATACAAGCATAAGGATGAGGACGGCACCGATATGCCGCCTCCACAAAGGATTGATCCTGCGGCCTCTACCCCGGCTTACCTCGATGGCATGAAGATAGCCGCTGCTGAAATGGAAATGGCTTCTGGTCAAGTTTCACAGCAACAGCAAAATCCGGCTATTGAAAGAACGCCCCGCGCTATAGATGCAAGGGAGCAAAAGGGTGAGACGGCAACTTATCATTTTATTGATAACCTTGCTATTGCTATCCGGCACACTGGCCGCGTCCTTCTGGATCTCATACCGCATATCTATGACACTGAACGAACTATACAAATATTAGGCAAGGATGGCAGTCAGACCAGGGTTCAGGTCAGTCCAGATATTGACTCGGCGCATCAGGTTCAAAGCGAGCGCGATGAAGTTACGGAAGTACTGTTCAATCCTAAAGTCGGTAAATATGAAGTCGAATCTGATGTTGGCCCGGCTTATGCAAGCCAGCGTCAGGAAGCCTGGAACGCCTTTACTCAGTTGATGACAGCAGATAATCAATTGATGAATATCATTGGTGATCTGGCGTTTTTATCAGCCGATTTCCCAAACGCTGACAAGATAGCAGAACGCATCAAACGAAATATCAGAGCGACTACACCTTGGCTATTGGACGACCAGCCGGGGCCTGTCATTGCCAAGCTGAATGAGCAAATCCAGAAGCAATCCGAACAGATTGCGGAGCTTCTACAGAAACTCGCTGAAAACAAACTGGCCGTCAAAGGCCATGCTGAAATGCGGGATATTGATGCTTACGATGCCAAGACTAGAAGGTTAACGGCAGAAGGCAACGTAGTGGCCAATATCATTGAACTAGGACATGGCAAACAGGAATTGGATAATCTACTAGATAAGACCATGCACGATATGAACATGGACCATATCGACCAGATACAGGAAGATAATGAGCAGAATATTAATAGTCAGGTCGGAGGAGAGAAGGGTTGACCGAAAGAACCATCCGTTCAATGGCTAAGGAACTGGCCGGCATCTTCTATGAGGATAATCGCTCACCAGCTTTTAGAAGGACGTTCCCGACATTGAAGGCATATATGCGCGGTCAATGGCATCAGAACGGGGATATTGTCATCAATAAACCGGGCTGGATGTATCATGTCGATCTGGCCCGTAAGGTTCTGGTTCAAATGCTTTCACAGTCGGATGAAAAAGTATCTTCAGTAATGAAAGAACGGATTTACGAGGCTTTGATCGAGGAACATGAAAAGGCGACTGCGGAGCAAGCTAGAAGGGTTACACAGCGTATTCCAATTCAATAACGGTCCTGGCCGAAATCCAGTGCAAGGAGATGTAAATGGCTGATGAAGAAGTAAAACCAAATGAGGAAGTCGCACAGGCTGCTCCTGAGACAGTTGCGGAAGTTCCAGCAGAGGATAAGCAGGAGGAACTGCCGCTTGCCGCCGAGTCTGCCAAACCAGAGGTTAAACCAGAAGAACCACCAAAAGAAGAACCAAAGCCCGATTGGCGTGAGCGCGAGTTAAAAGCCAAACATAGACAGTTACAGGAAGCCAAGCGCCGCGAAGCCGAATTAGTACGCGAACGCGACGATGCTAGGGCTCTTGCTGCGAAATTCAATCAGGGCAAGGAAGCATTACCGGAAGTCGTCCCTGCCGATGAAGTGGAAAAACGGGCACAGCAGTTAGTTGCTCAACAGCGATATGTCGAGGATTGTAATAAGGCAGCGCAGACAGGCGAAAAGCAATATGGTACTTCGTGGAAGGAAGCCATCGAGAACCTCGAAGTTCTTGGAGGCTTCGATCAGGATACCATGAACGGTGTTCTTGCCAGTGACGATCCGGCCAAGGTGCTTTACGAATTGGGTAAAAACCCGGACCGTTACCGTCAAATCATGGAAATGCCGCTGCCAAAACGCATTATTGAAATGGGTAAACTCGCCATGCAGCCAACACAAGTTAAGAAGGTTTCAGATGCTCCAGCCCCTGTTAACCCGGTAGGTGGCAGGGCTGCGCCAGCGGCGACAACGCTTAATGATGAAATGGACGATGATAAGTGGTTCCAGACAAGGCGGGCGCAGCGCCGCGCCAAGTGGGAACAGGAACATGGAATCAGACGGTAGGACGTTTTGCCTTACCGGCTTTTGTGGCCTCCGATGTTCTTTTTCGTTCTTCTGGATTAAGGTAACGGCGTTTTTGGGATTCTGATTGAATACGCCTTTGTTCTGGATCATCCCAACGGGTACGGATAGGATTTCGTAAATCACTATCAGGATTGGCCCATGATCGTTTTAAGCTTTCAGACTGTTTCTTTCTTGAAATATCTGTTGGACTAAGCCTTCCAGTTGTTTCGTCTCTTGCTATTAAATAGTTATAACAATCCCGGCTAAGTATATGGCCAAATTCTGCGGCATCTGCCATTTCCTTAGAAAACAGACCATCTTGTAAGATATTATATTGGAATGATATTTTGCCGTGAGTGTTCCAATCTTGCTGTAATTCGGCACACCAATGTTTGTTGGTCATTAGTGCGCTTTTATGGGTCCACCAACGCTGTCGAGGATTGATGGTTTGACCGATATAGCATTTGCCGGTCATTATAAACCGTATTTCATAAATAAAATGCTGGCGTCCCGGCGCGTTATCCGGTGCGGCGTCTCGGCGCTTTGAACCCGATGCATATTGATCCATCAAACCCCTCCCGTTGAACGGAGACACCCAACCGTGGTGCATCGCGGTTAAGCTTTCAAGCTATGGCTAACATGATTGGTCATAGAATGTCAAGGAGACAAAGCCAATGAGTAACAGCTTATTGACGATTTCGATGATCACTAGAGAGGCCATTGAAATTTTTGTAAACAGCAATGCGTTCATCAAAAACCTCGACCGTCAGTATGACGAGGACTTCGGCAAGAAGGGCGCGAAGATCGGTTCGCAGCTTCGCATCCGCCTGCCCAACGATTATACGGTCAGAACTGGCCCTGCGGTTTCAATTCAGGATACCGCCGAACAGCAGACCGTCCTCACCCTTGCTACACAGGACGGTGTTGACGTTTCCTTCTCGACCGCCGATTTGCTGTTGAGCTTGGACGACTTCTCCGAGCGCATCATGCTGCCCATGATGAATAACCTTGCCGGTGGGGTTGCTGCGGCGATTATGAGCAATTCCGCCAATACCATCTGCAACATGGCGCAGAACGCCGATGGTGCGGGTAATATCCTTACCCCGACTTCGGGCACGTTTCTGGATGCCCAGGCGACGTTGAATATCAATTCCACGCCGCCTTCATCGCAGAAAATCATTAATGATCCTCGCACGGAAGCGCGAGTCGTTACCAGCCTGTCAGGTCTGCTCAATCCGACAACCGCTATTTCGGATCAGTACTATGAAGGCATGATGTACCGGGCCTTGGGAGCAACCTGGTTCTCGGACCAGACCGTGCTTAAGTTTACAACTGGTACGTTCACTACCGGAACGATGAGCGGTGCCAGCCAGACCGGAACGGCACTTACTGTTACGGGTATTACCGGCACGCTTCTTGTTGGTGATATTGTGACCATTGCCGGTGTCAATGCTGTCAACCGTGTTACCAAGCAGTCAACTGGTGAACTTCGTCAGTTTGTCATTACGGTTGCTATGGCAGCTAACGCTACGGTGATGAACGTCTATCCGTCGCTTATCCCGTCAGCTACTGGCGTTGCCGGTGGTCCTGCGGTGCAATATCAGACGGTTGATGCTTCCCCGACCGTCAGCGCGGCTATTACGCTCTATACAAACAATGGTGCGGCTCAGACCTACCGTAAGAACTTCCGTTATGCGCCGCAGGCTATCACGATGGCTACTGGTGATCTTCCGTTGCCGGCGAACAAGGTCGTTGCCCGTCACAAATACGATAATGTCTCCATGCGAGCAATTACCGATTACATG